GGTGCGCAAGAAGGAGAGCCGCACCGAGAAGAAGCGCGACGGCTCGACCTACGAGCGCCCGCACTACGACGTGATCTGCGAGAGCAAGGCCTTTCGCAACGGCGTGCTGTCGGTGCTGCCGCAGTCGGTGATCCGCGAGTTCAAGGAGCGCTGCCTGAAGGCGGGCAGCACGTCGCAGGAGGCGACCATCCAGCAGCGGCGCGCCGCCGCCGGAGCCCACGCGGCCAAGAACGGCATCACGCTGGACCGCGGCGCGCTCGAAGGCTTGACCTACGATGAACTGACCGGTCTGGCCGCGGCCGCCGGGCAGGGCCTGGACCAGTTCAAGCGGTCTGCCATGGCGCTGGGCCTGATTCCTGGCGTTGACCCGGGCACGGGCGAGGCGCCACCGCCCCCGGCCCCTCCCGCTACCCCGCGCCAGCCCAGCCCGCCGCCTGCCGCGACGCCGGCGCCCGCGACCGCAGATGACGCCGGCTTCGGTGATGTCGATGCCGATCCGGCCGCCAGCGCCACCGGTGCGACCCAGGCGCAGGCGCCGGCCGCTCCCGCTGGCCGTCGCGCCCGCAACTCGATCAACGCCGAGTGAGGTACGCATGAAGATCGAACGCATCTACGCCTCGCACTTCCTGGGCCTCGCCGCAGTCGACGTGGGCACCCGGCAGCACGTGCAGCTGTTCGCCGGGGCTAACGGGGCAGGAAAGTCCTCGCTGCGCGACGCGGTGGCCCTGGCGCTCACGGCAGACCTGGGCCGCGTGAGCCTGAAGAAGGAGGCGCCGGCCCTGATCCGCGACGGCGCCGACCTGGCGGTGGTCGAGCTGAAGACCGTCGACGGCGACGAGTACCGCGTCAGCATCAACCGCAGCGGCAAGATCACCGACAGCTGCAGCGGTCGCCAGACTGACCCGGTGCTGGCCTACGTGCTGGACGCTCAGCGGGTGGCCGGCCTCACGCCGGGCGAGCGCCGCGCGTTCCTGTTCGAGCTGATGGGCCTGAAGACCGAGCCGGCAGCTGTCAAGGAACGCTTGACAGCTCGAGGCTGCGACGCGGCGCGGGTCGAGCGCATCGCGCCGCTGCTGCGCTCGGGCTTCGACGCCGCGGCCAAGGAAGCCAAGGCCAAGGCCACCGAGGCCAAGGGCGCCTGGCGCGCGGCCACCGGCGAAACCTACGGCAGCGAGAAAGGCAAGACCTGGCGCGCTGCGGTCCCGGCCTATGACGCCGCCGCGGCCAAGCGCGTGGATACCGAGCTGCAGCACCTGGACGTAGCCGCCGAGCAGTGGCAGCGCCAGGTGGGCGCGCTGCAAGCCGAAGAGACACGACGCGCCGCCCTGCGGGCCAAGCTGCCTGCGCTGACTGAACACGCTGCGCGCGTGGGCCGCATCGAGACGAAGCTGGGCACCGATGAGGCCACGCTGGCCGACGTGGCGCAGCAGCTGCAAGGGCTGCAGCAGCAAGCCGGTACCGCCCCGCGCAAGGGGCTGGTGCACGACATGGCCCGCACCTTCACCGACCTGCTGGCGGTGCTGCCGACACCCGCCGACAGCCAGGCGCACGCCAAGCAGTGGGACGCAGCCCTGGACGTGCTGGACACCTACGCGGCCGAGCACGGCCCGGTCTATGCCGAGGCGGGCAGCAACGCCGAAGCCGCCGCCAAGCTGCCCGATCTGCAGCGAGCGCACGCCACCGCCACCAGCGCGGTGGCCAACGACAAGCGCGACCTGGCCGCAGCGCAGCAGGCCCAGGCCGAGGCCGCCGCCATCGAGGCCGAGCTCGCCGAGACTTTCGACGCCGCCGGCCTGGCCGAAGCGCGCACCAAGGTCGACGAGTTCAAGGCGCAGCGCGTGACGCTGGTGGCCAAGCTCGAGGCCTTCCGATCCGTGAAGGCCGCCATCGACGCTGCCGACACGAAGACGAAGCAGGCCGCCCAGCACCACGCCGACGTGGTGGCCTGGGACGCCCTGGCCGACGCACTGGGCCCGGACGGTATTCCCGGCGAGATGCTGGCCGAGGCACTTGGGCCGATGAACGAGCGCATGGCATCCAGCGCCGTCGACACCGACTGGCCCACCGTGGTCATCGACGCCGACATGGCCATCACCGCCGGCGGCCGGCCCTACCGGCTGCTGAGCGAGTCCGAGCGCTGGCGCGTTGACGCGGTGCTGGCCGAAGCCGTGGCGCAGCTGTCCGGCGCCCGGCTGCTGGTGCTGGACCGCTTCGACGTGCTGGACCTGACCGGCCGCTCGCAGCTGCTGGGCTGGCTGGACGTTCTGGCCGAGACCGGCGAGATCGACACAGCCCTGATCTTCGGCACGCTCAAGGCGCTGCCGGCGAACCTCCCTGAAACCATCGGCGCGCACTGGATCGAGAACGGTGTCGTCGGCCAACTGAAAGCCGCAGCATGAACATCGCCCTTGCCTACGATACGGAGACGACCGGCCTGCCGCTCTTCAAGGAGCCCAGCGAGCACCCCGACCAGCCGCACATCGTGCAGCTCGGCGCGATGCTGGTGGACCTGGACACCTGGAAGACCATCGCCAGCCTGGACGTGATCGTGAAGCCCGACGGCTGGACGATCCCCGACGACGTGGCGGCCATCCACGGCATCACCACCGAGCATGCGCTGGCAGTCGGCGTGAGCGAGTCGATGGCGCTGGGCATGCTGCTGGAGCTGTGGGACGGCGCCACACCGCGCCTGCGCATCGCGCACAACGAACAGTTCGACGCCCGCATCGTGCGCATCGCGCTGATGCGCCACGAGGACGACCCGCTCGCCGACCGCTGGAAGGAAGGCCGGGCCGAGTGCACGCAGGCGCTGTCCACGCCCATCCTGAAGCTGCCGCCCACAGAGAAGATGGTCCGCGCGGGCTTCACGAAGCACAAGAGCGCGAACCTGCGCGAGGCCTACCAGTTCTTCACCGGCAAGCCGCTGCAGAACGCCCACAGCGCCATGGCCGACGTGCGCGGCTGTCTCGCTGTGTACCGCGCCATCAAGTCCGGCCAGCGCACTGCGGCGGAAGCCGTGCCCGCCTGAACCCATTTCCGGGCGCGCCAGCCCGGGCGTCAGCTTCTCCTCCCTGAGCACAACGACTGCCCTGGCTGCACTGCGAAAGCGGTCGCCTTCTTTCTTCCTCACCACCACCGGAGACCCCATGTTCCAACTGATGACCACCACCGAATGCGAGCTGACGCAGTTCACCGGACGCACGCAGAAGAGCGGCCGCGACGATGTTCCAGCCGTGAGCCTGCGCCTGAAGATCAAGAGCGCGAAGAACACGCTTCTCGACATGCTGAGTCCGACGATCCGCGAGGTGATCTACGCGCCCGTGGAAGGCCAGGAGCAACTGCCAGGCGTGGAGATCGTCACGCCGGTGCTGCGCTGCCCCGACATGAAGACCTGGAAGAGCGAGGTCGTGCACGAGGGCTGGAAGCTCTTCATCTCGCGCGGCATCGAAGAAGACGGCGGCCTGCAGATGGGCTCGTGCAAGGTGGACGAGTTCACCTTCGACCTTTACCAAGGTGGGCACGTCGACTGCGAGTTCCGCATCAGCACCGCCGATCTGGACGAAGAAGGCGCGGGCATGCTCTGGGGGCGCCAGAAGCGCAAGGTGTTCGTGCAGCTGCACGCGCCCGAAATGCCTGCGGCTGGCGCTACAGAGGCCACCGGCGCAGCCATCGACGGCACCGTGGGCCACCCGGGCGCCGCTGGCCAGGGCTCGCTGCTGGGAGATGGCGACGATGACGACGGCCCGGGAGACGACGGCCTGGGCGGCTTCGACGATGACCTGGAGCGCAGCGATGACGGTGCCGCAGAGCAGCCCACCGACCCGCAGCGCGGCGAGAACTGGCCCTTCCCGACTGGTGGCGCCAAGACCGACGAGCAGCTGGCCGCCGAGCGCGAGCAGGCCGAGCTCGAGGCCGGCATGCAGCAGGCCATCGACAAGGCCGGAGTGGCGCCCAAGGGTGCGCGGCGTCAGCGCAAGGTGGCAGCGGTGGGAGCGGTGGAGTGAGCTCTGTCCGCTCCAGAAACACGCCGACGCCTCGTGACCTGCAGGTGCTGGCCGTGGTGCGGCGCCACTACCGCAGGCACGGGCACGCCCCGACCCGCGCCGAGATCGCGGCCGAGCTGGGTTTCAGCCGGCCGACGGCCGAAGGCCACTTGCAGGCGCTGCAGCAGTGCAAGCTGGTGGTGCTGCGTACCGAGTGGCGCGGGATCTTCCTGACTGCGAAAGCTGCGGCCGGAGGCTGAGTTGCCCATCAAGCCCGAGAACCGCGCGCGCTATCCGAAGGACTGGCCGGCGATCAGCCTGGCGGCCCGCGAGCGCGCCGGTTGGAAGTGCCAGCACCCGGGCTGCAACGCGCGGCAGTACGCCTTCGGCGTTTGGGATGGACCTGGCGGGTTCTTCTTCGAGTTCGGCCGCGAGCCCACCTACGGCGAGGCGCGCCAGCGCGCAGCGGAAGAGAGCTTCGCGCGTCACGGAGACGGCCCGGCGCCGGCCGACGAGAAGATTATCGTCATCGTGCTGACCGTGGCCCACATGGACCACCAGCCGGAGAACTGCGCTCCGGAGAACCTGGCCGCCATGTGCCAACGCCACCACCTGGCCTATGACGCGCGCCACCACACGCAGACGGCCTACGCCACCCGCAAGGCCGCGTGCGGCACGCTGGAGCTGTTCTGATGGCCCGCGACTTTGCATCGGACCCGACCTGGACCGAGCGCTACAACCTCGGCAAGATGCTCAACCAGCACTTGGATGCTCAGTGCACGCTGCAAGATCTCGGCGACGAACTCGGCGTCAGCAAGCAGAACGCCTACACCGAGTCGGTTCTGGCTCTGGGGAGCCTGGGTTGGGCGCTGTGCAAGCGGCTCGGGCTGTCGCCAAGCGATGCGATGCGGATGCTGCGGGGCCAATGATGCTCCCGCCCTATCTCACCGACGCCGAGCTGGCGGAGATCTGCAGGCCCCGAACCCAGGGGGCCGCGCAGATCCGCTACTTGCGCGCGCTGGGTCTGAAGGTCGAGCGCCGCGCGGACGGTACGCCCCTGGTCTGGCGGCACGACGTCGAGCGCCGCCAAGCCCCGCCAGCGACAGGCACTACAGTGGGCGCCTCCAACGAGCCGGCCTGGAGCCGCACCGCCGCATGAGCCGTCAACGTGACCGCGCCAGCGCAGAAGGGCTGCTGCCCTTGATGGAGTCGCGGCCGTGGAAGGACGGCAAGACGGTCAGCTACCGCTACCACCCACTCGGCGGCAAGCCCACGCCCTGGACCACCGACAAGGCCGCGGTGATCGAGCAGGTGCTGCAGCTCACGCGCCGCGCGCCCGACAGTGGCACCGTCGCCGAGATGTGGCGCCTCTACAAGAAGACCTCCGACTGGCAGGCTCTGGCCGCCGGCACGCAGACCGACTACGAGCTGTGCTGGACGCAGCTGGAGCCCCGGTTCGGCAAGATGCAGCCGCGCGCCATCACGGCGCTGCACTGCCGCCGCTACCTGCGTCACGAGCGCGCCGATGCACCGGTGCGCGCAAACCGCGAGATGGCGGTCCTGTCGAACCTGCTCAACGTCGCCATCGACACCGGCGACGCCGACATCAACGTCTGCCGGCACGTGCGGCGCAACAAGGAGCGGCCGCGCAGCCTGGCGCCGGCGGTGGTGACGCTGCAGCGCTTCATCGGCTGGGCCTGGGCCCGCGGTGGCCAGGCGGCCGTGCTCGCCGGCATGGCCGAGTTCGCGGCCTGCAGCGGCAACCGGCGCATCGAGTTCCGGCAGCTGCACTGGCCGCAGATCGGCGACACCGAGATCCGCATGGTCCGCGCGAAACAGCGCGCCGGTGACGACCCCATCGTCGAGGTGATCGAACTCTCGCCGGCGCTGGCCGCGCTGCTGGCCAGGATGCGATCGATCACGGGGCATGACAAGACGGGGCCGGTCTTCAGGGCCGCGCGCGGCGGCGCGTTCAAGGAGCGCGGGTTCAAGTCGGCGTGGACGCGGCTGCGGAACGAGGCGATGGACTGCAGCGCCGGGCCACCCGTGCTCACGCCGGAGACGCGCTTCACTTTCCACGACGTGCGCGCCTTCTTCGTGACCGAGCACAAGCGCCAGCGCGGCAATCTGCCCGACCTGCACAAGGATCCGGCCACCACGGCGCGGGTCTACGATCGGTCGAAACAGGTGAATCGGAGGGCGCTGTGATTTCCTACGGCCCCGGGAGCGCATTTCCTACGGCCACAAATAGAAAACGCCGACAGCAGCTAAGTGCTTGTCGGCGTTACTGTTTTTTGGGGTGGCTGATGGGACTCGAACCCACGACGACCAGAATCACAATCTGAGCCGTCATCAAGCATCCATGCGGGTTATCGGCCTGCCGTGGGAAATTCAGGCGGAAACTGCAGCGAGGATCGGTGCGGGTCCTGGGGCTCCATTTCCCGCCGTCAGGCGCCGCGCAGCGCGGCCAAGGCTTTCGCAACGGCAGTCCACCCGCCCAGGCTGTAGATGCCGAATCCGACCAGGGCGAAGAGCGCCAGCTTCCTCAGCACGACGGCTACCGACCCGAGCAGCCAGCCGCCGGCTTCGCGTGCGGCGTGCGCTTGCATGGCGTCGGTGGCGCGCGTCCAGAAGAGCGGGTTCGAGACCGCGCGCATCAGGCCGAGTTCGACGGCCTCGGCCACCTGCTCCGGCTTGATCGCGAGCGCGCGGGCCTCGGTCACGTCGTCTTGTATCTCGCCAACGGCCTTCCAGAGGGCCTTCTCCGCTCGCGTCTCAAGCGAGTCCCGGCCGGGTGTGATGGGGGGTGGCGTAGTCATGTGGAGGTGCAGTTCATGGAGGTTTGCGGTAGCCTGCGGGCATGGACATCTGGGCCTATCTCGATCCGACCAAGATGGGGGTGCTGTGCGGCGGCCTGTTACTGGCCCTGTGGTCCTGGTGGCGCGAAAAGTAGCGGCGAGGTGAGCAGCCCAGGCATGGGCAGCCCTGGCGCAGGCGCCGACGGCGCCAGCAGCCCACGGCCCACGTTGCCCATCTGGCGCATCTGCAGGCCGCTGACGGTGCGCAGAAGCGGCGTAGCGGCCCAGTCGACAACAGGCAGGCCTGCCCCCCTCGTCAGCACATCCGACAGCCGGCCCAGCACCGTGGCGGCCGTGTTGCTGTTGTTGACCGCGCTGCCCATCGGCTGAGCCTGGATATGGCGGCCGACGTTGATGGCCGCCTTGATCTGCTGGATTTCCTCGGGGCCGAAGAAAAGCTCCATGCGCTGCGGTGTAAGCGACTCGAAGGCGTCCTGCATGCCCTTGGAGCTGAAGTTCGTGTGCGACACATCGGCCGACCCGCGCTTCATGATGTAGTCGAGCATCTGCTTGCGCACCGCCTGCAGCATGGCATCGTTCGTGCCGATCTCCTGGCGCATCGACTGCAGGCCCTGCAGCGGCCCGTTGACCACATGCTTGCGCACGAAGCCGATGGGGTCGGCGCCGCTCAGGGCGTCCTCGATCCAGGGGGCCGATTCCTGCCACATGCGCCGCTGGCGCGCAGCGCCGCGCGCGGCATCGAAGGCGGCCAGCGCAGCCTTCGGCAGCGCATCCTGGCCCTGCAGGAACTTGGCGCCGGCCTCGGTCACAGCCTGCTGGCCGCCCATGTCGCGCTTGATCGGCTCGATGCCGACGTTCTCCAGCGCGTCGCGCACCGCCTTGATGGCGGCGCGGCCGTTGCCGTCGGCGCTGCGCGAGGCCGCCGCAAGCGTGGTCTTCAGCGAGTCGATGGTGTCGACGTTGAAGGGCACCTGGTGCACCTTGCCGCCGACCTTCACCTCTCCGGCGGCGATCTGATTGAGCAGCGTGCCCACGTTCTCGGGGAGGAAGGCCGTCTTGTTGCTCTTGGCCAGGTTGCCGAAGGCCTCTTCGACGAACGCGCCGCGCGCCAGCGGGATGTCGCGCCCGGCGGCGTCGCGCGCCGCCTTGTACAGGGCGTTCTCGGCGCCTTGCAGGGCCGCGTCCTTGCCCAGCGCCATCGACAGCAGGCCCTGTCCGGTCTGCACGCTGTCCTGCGGCGACTTGGCCACGCCGCCCAGCGAGGCCAGCACCGACTTGGCGTTGGTGTTGGTGGTGTCGGCCAGGTCGGCGGCGCCGAAGAGACCGGTCTGGTTGGCCTGCTGCTTGGCCAGGTTGCGCTGCAGCGTGAGCGTGCGCGGGTTCTGCGTCACGTCGCCCAGCAGCGGCACCGAGCCCGGCACCTGGCGGAAGTCGGCCAGCCGGCCCAGCGCCTGGGTGTCGAGCGGCTTGCCGCCGACCACGAACTGGCCGGCGTCCTTGCGCAGCTGTTCCTTGGCCTGGTTGGAGAGCGCGGCCCAGTCGATTCCCGCCTTGCCGAGTTCGCGCTCTAGCGTCACGTCGATGTTCACGGCCGGCGCGCGCAGGCTGCGCAGCGCATCGAACACGCCGCGGCCGGCCTGGGCCAGCTTCTGCGCGCCGACTGCGCCGCCCATAGTTCCGGCCAGCGCGGCGCCGAACTGGCCCCAAGGAGAAGCGCCACCTTGCTTGGCCGACTCGCCAGAGACGCCGCCTGCACCAGCACCAGCAAGTTGCACGGCCGGCTGCGCGGAGAACTGCTCGCCCATCATCTGCAGCAGCCCGGGAGCACGCTTGGCCAGCTGCTGCGCCACGCCGACGCTGCCGCCGGCGCTGGCCATCATCTTGGCGCCCGACTGTGCGGCGCGCTCGTCTGCGGACTGTGGCGCGGGCAGGCCCAGCAGATTGGCGATGGTCCTGCCGCCGTCTTCCATGGACGGCAGCGGTTGCGTGCCGGTGGCCCAGCTGAGTCCCTTGCGGACCGGGTTCCACGCGATGTCAGCGACGGCTGGCAGGCCCTCAAGGCCGGCGCGCGCCGTGAGGCCGGCCGCGCGGCCCACGCCGTTGACGTAGTTGGCGATGCTGCTGCCCTCGGCGGGCGCGGCCGACTGCGCAAGCCACTCCGAAGGCACCGCCATCCCGTTGCGCTGCAGCTTGGCGACAAGGTCGGCCTTCGTTGTGCCTTCGGGCACGTTCTGGATGACGGTGCCGTCGGGCAGGCGCACGTCCATTACTTCAGGCTCCCGAAGTCAACGATGCCAGAGCGCCCAGCCGGCGCCGGTGCCCATGGCGACAGCGGCGGGCCACCAGAGCCCGGGCGATTGCTGGCGTACTTGTCGCCGAGCCGCCGCAGTTCGGCCGCTGCCGCGGCCTTGATGGCGTATGGCACCGTGTCGTCTCCGATCTGCGCTGCCATCTGCCGGTACATGGCCACGTCCTTGTCGGACTGCGGGCCTTCCATGCGCGGCTGGGCCATCATCAGCCGCCCCTCCAGCACGCGCAGGCGCCCCGCCGCGATGGACCCGTCAGTCGCCGCGCCGAAGACCTGGCCCAGCATGTCCAGAGCCTTGCCGCCGTAGCTGCCCGTCGAGTCCTTCAGCAGCGGTTCGGCCTGGTCGAGGATGGCATTGACGCGCTCGGCGGAGACGTTGTCCTTCGTGGGCCCGCCAACGGGGATGCCATTGACCTGCGCCTGCGGCCCGACGATCTGCGTGGGCATCGCGCGCTTGCTGCCATCGGGCATGTCGATGTACTGCACGCGGGTGCCGGCGAGATCGCGCTCGCGCTTGTCGGTGATGCCGGCCACGCCGAACTGCGTCCGGGAGCTGAGCTGCGCGTCCGGGCTCGCCCCCATCTGGAAGGTGGCGCCGCTGGGCGTGGCGTTCTTGTCGATGGCCAGGACGCGGTTGCCCAGGTTCTGCATGACCATGTCGGGCTTCGTGCCGTAGGGCGCCACCTTCGTCGTGCCGTCCTCGAAGACGAACACGTTCAGCGCCTTGCCGGTGGCCGGGTCGGTCATCACCTGCACGTCCTTGATCTTGGGCTGTTCCTTCTTCATCGACAGCTGCATCTGCATCGCCGCCGGCGGATCGATGGCGGCCAGGCCGTTGGCGTAGCCGGCCCAGTCGAAGCCGGCCGGCGTCTGCCCGGTGGCCGACGCATTGGCCGCGGCGATGGTGGGGCCGCCGTGCTGCTGCATCGCCATCTGCTGCGGGCTGCGCGCGCTGCGCTGGGCCAGCTCCTGCAGCTGCTGCTGACGCAGCTGCGCCTGTTGCGCCTGGCTGAGCTGCATCTCCTGCATCTTGCGCTGCAGGTTTTGCTGTTCCCGCTGTGACTTCTGCTGCGCCGCCTGCTGGTAGCCCAGCAGCCCCTGCTGTCCGCCCTGCGCCAGCGACTGCGCGAAGTTCCCGCGCGAGCCGAGCAGGCCCAGCCCGAGCTGTAGCAGCCCCTGCGTATGCGGGTCGTCGAATTCCGTGCCGAGAGAGAGACCCATGTCAGCCCCTGTTGAAGTAGCGGCCCGCGCCGTTGTTGGCGCGCGCCTGGATGGCGCCCGGGATGTCCAGCGCAGGCTGCTGCCATGGTTGCGCCTGGGGCTGGATGCCCATCTGCAGGCCGGTAGTCCACTGCACCGGCTCGCCGGTGAAGGTCTGCGCGCCGCCACCGCCACCCGAGCCGCTCTCGGCCCCCATGTAGCCCAGCAGGCCGCCGGCGCCGCTGAAAATCATGCGGGCAAGCTGCGGGTTCTGCCTGATCCACGACGCGGCAGGCCCGAACATCTCGCCCAGCGCGTCGACGCCGCTGGCAGCGCCGGCCGCGGCGTTGGCCAGGCCCGGGCTGCCCGTGGCGTTGACCACGGCGTCATAGGCTCCGGTCTGGGTGCCGCTCATGCCCTCGCCGTAGTTGTCGCTCGGCCTGTAGGGTGTTGCACTGGGCGTCGTCGTTGGGAGCGCCGCAGGAAGTGCCGCCACTTCTGGCAAGGAAAGCGGCGCGGCCGGTGTTATCCCTGCCGCAGCGTTCGTAGGCAGGGACGCCACCTGTGCCGGGACTTCAGGAATCGAGCCGAGCGACGCCAGGCCACTGCCGGCCAGCGAAGCGACCTCGGGTAGCGTCGGTGCTACGGCCTGCGTGATGCCCGCCTGGGCCATCGATGGCAGGCTGGCCACCTGCTGCACCGCCGCCGGCTCGATCGTGCCCAGTGTGCCAAGTCCGGATCCGGCGCCACTTGCTGCACCAGCGCCAGCCGCCGCGCCGGACGACGCGCCAGGGAGGAAGGATGCGCCCACCGCGGGGAGGCTGCTGCCGATGCCAGCGCCGATGCCGGACGCGGCCAGCGCAGCCTCTGCGCTGCCGATGCCTAGCCCGGCACCTGTGCCGACCAGGCCGCCCGTCGCGCCCATGCTGCCGAACTGCGCCCCGGTCAGGGCGTATGGGGAGGATGCCGCGGCGCCGCTGCCTGCCGAAACGCCGCCCATGCTCAGCCCGCTGCCGCCGGCGACACTGCCGCCCGTAGCTGCACCGGTGGCGCCAGCCCCGCCGATGGCGCCCGTCGCGACGCCTGCTCCGACGCCGGCTCCAGCCAGGAGGGCGGCCGTCCAGAAGTTCGGGTCGGCGTTGCTGTAGTCCTGCGCGCTACCGATCAGCCCGCCGTTGGCGTCCTCGGCCCACACGCGACCACCTCCGCCGTGCGCGGCGCTGCGCAGGCTGTAGCCGTTCTGCTGGAGGTACTGCTGCAACAGTTCTGGGTTGATGCCTGCGGCGCTGGTGTCGTCGCCGCCGGGTGAGGCCCGGTAGAAGGCCTCCATGCCGGGCACGCCAGCGAACACCTGGGAAAAGATCGAGTCGCGATAGGAGTTCTGCGTGCTCGTGTCGTCTCCACCCTGCCCCGTCTGGAAGAAGAACGGGCTGGCCATGGGGTCGACGTTGCCGCCATCCCACCAGCCGGACGGAATCATCCCCGAGGACGATGGCTGTGCAGGCGCCTGCATGGGAGCTGCGGCGGGAGCCGGGGCCTGGACGCCACCCCCCATGCTCAACCCGCCCGCGGGCGCCGAGTAGGGCGCGGCTTCGCCGCCGTACTGCTCTTCAAGCCAATCGAGGATGCTCCTCATCGGATCAACCCCCGCCGCCCAGCAGCTGCATCAGCTGCGCGAAAGTGAGCGCGCCACCCAGGCCGGCGGCCAGCGGGTTCTGCCCGGGCTGCTGCTGCGTCGTCGTGCTGCCCGGGTTGAACGCGCCCAGCGCGCGCCCCATCACGTCGAGCTGCTGCTGCGGGTAGGCGCGCGACTCCTGGAATCGACGGTATTCGTCGTTCATCTGGGCCTGGTTCTGGCCCTGGTACGCGCCGCCGGCGTTGATGAGCTGGTTGATGTCGTTGTAGTCCGACTGCGCGAACTGCGGCGCCAGGCCAAGCGACTGCAGCATGCGGTTCTGGTTGCCCTGGTACATCGAGTCGTTGCGCTGCGCCCAGTCCTGGCCCTGCCCGGCGTTGAACTGCTGGGCCTGCATCTGCCGGATCAGGTTGTTGTCCATCGTTCCGGAGTTGAACTGCTGGGCCTGCATGCTGCGGCCAGCTGCAGACTCGCCAAGGCCGGCATTGAACTGCTGCTCCTGCAGGCCGCGATTCGCCGCCGCCTCGCCCAGGCCGGCGTTGAACTGACCGGCCTGCATCTGGCGGCCAAGGTTCGACTCCAGAAGTCCGGCGTTGAACTGCTGGGCCTGCATCCCGCGGTTTGCTGAGGCTTCGCCGAGCCCGGCATTGAACTGCCCGGCCTGGAACTGCCGGTTCAGGTTCTCGCTGTTGACGCCGGAGTTGAACCGTTGCGCATCCATCGAGCGGCCGGCGGCAGACTCGCTCAGCCCGGCATTGAACTGCGCCAGGCCCAGCGATCGGCCAATGTTGTTCTCTTCGATCCCGGTGTTGAACTGCTGCGCCTGCATGCTTCGATTCAGGGCGTTCTCCGCCAGCTGCTGCTGCTGCGAATAGTCCTGGAACCGCATGCGGCTACCGATGTCGCCGAGGTTCTTCTGCAGGTCGCTGACGCCCTGCTCAGCCATCGACTTAACGTTGGCGTTGCCGAAGCTGCCAGACCGTGACATGGCCGTGTCGAAGCCCGGCATCTGCACGTTGTTCCAGTTGCGGATCACGTCCTGCTGCGAGTTGTCGATCTGGCTTTGCAGATACGGGTTGTCCATGCTCGCGTACTGGTTCTGGCCAGGCTGGACTTGCATCGAGTTGCGGGTGTCGACGCTGATCGGGCTGGTGGCGCTGGACTGCACCATCATGTCGTTCCACCCGGACGAGACAGGGGCGCCGCCCTGCCCAGGCTGCACCATCGTATCGTTCCACCCGGAGTCGATGAACTGCCCGCCGGGGCCAGCCCGCACCGGCTGCCCGCCTTGGCCGGCCTGCACCATCATGTCGTTCTGGCCTGCCTGGACCTGGCCGTAGGGGTTCTGCGTGGCGCCCTGCTGCTGGGAGCCCCACATGTTCTGCAGCTGCTGCTGCGCGCCGCCCATAAGCGGCGAGCCGTCGGCCGCGCGCTGCGCCAGCGCCTGGTAGCCCTGCTGCTGCCACGGCGTGAAGCCGGCGACCGTCTGGCCCTGGTAGGCCTGATACGGCATGTTGGCGACGTTCTGCGCCTGCTGCATGTAGCCCTGCGCGTAGGGCTGCACCCATGCGGGCATGCTGGTCGAAGAGGTGTAGTCAGCCATGTTCAGTTCCCCGTCAGAAAACGCATCTGCACCCAGGTGCCTGGCGTGCCGGAGGCGACGCACTTCCAGCCCTGGATCACGTACTTGTTCGGCGATGTTCCGAGTTCGGTCGGCGCCGTGTTGAAGATTTCGTCGCCCTGCTGCCACCTTCCGGTGGTCGGCGCCGCGGTGCGCCCGTTGTCCCGCCCGGAGGCCAGTCCGTCGCCGAGCTGGTTGGCCTTGACGGCGATCGCGCGAAGCAGCCTGCTCAGAGCCACCTGCAAGTCCCGGTCATAGGCGCTCTCTGGCTTGGAGCCCAGCGCGATCTGTTCAGGCACTTTCATCGCGAGCCCGCCGCCTTAAATTCCACGCCGATCGAGTCGAACTTCGAATCCCGAGGCGGCGACACGGTGACCTTGTGCCACCGCCCAGTCGTTCGCAGGTGATAGCCGCCGTTTCTCAGGGGCGCTTGCGGCGTGGTGTTGGCGGCGATGTTCGTTCCCGCGTAAGGGTAGGTCCTGGCATAGGCGTAGCTGGCGTCCGCAGCGGCGCTGTTCTGGATGATGCCGAGACGAACCTCGGTGAGCGCAGTCGCTCTCTGGGCGTCACCGATCAGCGCTGTCGAGAACTCGCGGTCCTGGATCAGGCTCCTCGGAATATGCAGGGTGTTCGGCGATGCGGAGTTGGGCAAGGACATCACGATGCCGGTGTACGCGCTCAGTCCGTCATACCTGACGTCGGAGAACACCTTGAATGGCCGCTCTGCGCCGGTGAACTTGACCTTTCCCCAAGTCCCGCTGCTGGGGTGATACACCATCGCGATCATGTCGGTGAGGCCGCTGAATCCGACGGAGGTGTCGATGAAGAACCAAATCCGCTCTTCGGCCCGGTCGCTGACGGCGCAGTGCCTTGACGATGAACTGACCTGAAGCCCGTCACCGTCGAAGCAAACGGAGTAGTTCTTCTTGACCCATGCCCAGATGTCGAGTCCGATCAGGTCAACCCGCGCGCCGTCGAACCTGTAGAACCCGTCAGGGCCCATGAAGTAGTGCGCCTGGTTGTACTCGCACACCGCCTCGGGCTGTAGCGCACCTTGATTGCCGGGTACGCGATCCCACTGCCACACGGCGGCGCCGCCGACGTAGCTTCCCAGCCAGAGCGCCTTTCGCTTGTACGCGACGGCCTGCCTGCCGAGAGCAAGCCCTGCGGTCAGAGGTCCGCCAACGTCCCGCAGCTGGCCGCGGTTGGCCTGAGTGCTGACGCTGGGAGCCCACGTGGTGTAGTCGAAGATGCCGCAGCACCACCACGCATCTGGCTGGTCTCCATAGGTGCCGTCATTGGTGTTCAGCGCCATCACGAAGTCGCCCACGGCGAACACTATCCGAGCCTTCGGCGAGGCGGCAATGTCGGCGAAGGTCGCGCCCGTGAACGCCTGGATAGGGTCGATCCGGTTCGACGCGAGGATCACGTCGCCGTACTGCGCAAAGGACCATGGCCCAGTAGCGCCGTAATTGGCCACGCGACCCACGTCGGTCCACGTGGAGTAGTCGGTCTTGTAGAGGCGAAGCCCTGCGGAGGCGAAGATTCGCTTCTGCTCGGCGTCGGTCGGGTAGGCGACCCCATAGCCGACCGCGCTCGGCGCAGATGTGCTGCTCGACAGCGGATGAGGAGCGTTCTGAAAGCCTCCGACGCATGGGATGACGCCATCGCAGTCGATCATCGCCCCAGGCGTCCCGGCTGGGGCCAGCGGCATGAATCCTCGAAGCGGCATCATCTCCACGATCAGACCCTCACCATCGAGTCACTGCGGATCACCAGCGGCGTGTCTCCGCGCCGGGCCTCTTCGTCGGACTGGCGCGCGGCCTTCATGGCGCTGGAAAACATCGGCTCATACAGCGCGATGAACTCGGCGTCCCGCATCCACACGCCGACCTCCCGCAGCAGGCCGTACACGTACAGCGTCGGGAAGCGCAACATCAGAGCGTTCTCATCCGAGTTGGTCGATGGCGTCACGAGTCGCTTGTAGTACAGCAGCGTGAGATTGCCGTCGAAGCTCGGTCCGATGTACACCGAGTTCCCGCGTACCGTGTACCAGGTTGGAGTCCCCGCGTTGCTCTCCAGCGGCGCCAGCGGAGCAGACGGCACGTAGTCCAGAGGGATGGCGCGGCCACCCTGCAGGAACGTCAGCCGCTCGATGCTCACCAGGTCGGCCGGAAGCGCGGCCGATGAGCCTGCCACCGTGAAGGCCAGCGGCGCTGGCGCAGCGAGCATCGACTGCACGCGCAGGCCCGGCTCTCTGTCGTCCGTGCCGTAATAGATGCGCTGCTCGACGAGTGGCAGCCAGCTCAGGATCAGCGCGTCGGTGATGTCGCCGCGGTTGGCGAACTCCTTGACGGCGTCCTTGATGGCGAGGTAGTTCATGCGCCTGTGCCGAGGTCAGCTGTTTTCCAGCGGCGTGACGTTGACCTTCACGCTCACGCCGTCGTCGATGGCTGCCCAGTTCGTCGAGCCGGCCACGGCCAGGATTACGGGCGCGCCGGCCTGCACCATCATGTCGGTGTTCACCGCCGTCTGCGCGCCGACGCCCATGCGCACGTAGCAGGTGCCGGTGGCCGAGAAGCGCACGAAGCGCGGCTTGGTGCCGGCGCTGGTGTTGGGCAGCGTGTTGCCGGTGCTGGTGCTGATCGTTGTCGTCGCCGTCTGGCCGGTGGCCTGGACGTTGAACTCGTCGAAGTTTCGCGTGTACATCACATCCTCCCCGGAGCAATCCGGAAGTCGGCCAAGGCCGGGTCATTGACCATCCGCTTCACATGCTCAGGGTTGTGCATGAACTCGCGGAAGGTGATCTGGTTGACGTTGCAGTAGTGCTCGATGAGCACCGGCGGCAGGCTGGCCATGAGGCGGAAGTCCTTCGTGCCGTGGTAGCCCTCATTGCGCCTGGCGATGCAGTTGTCTCGGATGTCGCCGACGTACTGCTCGCGCACGACCACCGCACCATCGTCGCCGTGCTGCACCAGGCGGGTGTGCACGTTGCCGTCCTGCGGCGCGAACTGGGTGTCCATTTCCATCGTCTCCAAACGGAACAAGGCCCCGATGACTTGCGCCAGCGGGGCCTTGCTGTGAGTGCCGGCGCTTGGCCGGCGGTCGATCAGTACGCCTGGATGTCCCGGCAGGCTGCCAGACCGCGCTCTTCACGGACCTCGAGCGCGTACTCGCTCTCGATCATGAAGTTGCGCGCCGAGCCGATGCGCGCCAGTTCCTGGGTCTGCATGTCGCGCAGCACCGCGATGGCCACCAGCGAGTCGTCCACCAGGTAGGCCTCGCGCGTGCGCTGCATCACCCGGTTGGGCACGATCTTGAAGTCGCCGAAGTCGCTGACGTAGATGTCATACGCCGCCTGCAGCTTCTTGTCCTCGCCCTTGATGAACTTCGTGCCGTTGCCGGTCCAGTTGGTGCTGATCGACTGCTTCATGGCGGGGGCCACCATGAGCATGTCGACATCGCCGCCGTTCGCGAACGCGCCCAGCACGGCCGTGCGCAGCACCGCCTCGGTGAAGTTGCGCAGCGTGCCGTCCGTTGGGCCCGTGTTCGGGAATGCCGGAGGGGCACCGGCGTTGTTGCCCGGGTTGGTCACGCAGAAGCCGCGCAAGCCCTTGGTCTGCCGCGTCGCGCCCGTCGTGTACGTCGGGTTCTCGATGCAGGCCAGCTCCATGTCCTTGCGCAGTTCCTTGCCCTGCTTCACCTTCTGGTAGGTGATATCGGACTTGCGGCCGGCCGTCTTCACGCGCTCCTGGGTGTCGGAGATGCTGAAGGTCTTGCGGCTGATCTGCGTCTGGTTGGACAGGCGCACCGTCGGCGTGACGGCCGTGTAGGCGGCGTCAGCGCCTTCGGCCACGGCGTTGTTCGCGGGCGTGGCCAGCGTGTCGCGCTGCCACTCGTGGGTCACGGCCTCGGCCGCGACCTTTTCTATGCTGCTCAGCAGCGGGGTATCGGTCGGCGCGGTGTTCCAGATCATGTCGATCAGGTCTTCGCGGTTACCGATGGCGGCGGTGGTGAGAAATGCGTTGGCGGGCATGACGCCCTCCTTTCAAGTGTCGGTTGCTCTGAGGTAGCGGCGCACGTCCTGCAGGCTGCGCTTGCTGCGCATGAAGTCCTGCTTGGCGCGCGCCGCCTTCTGGCCCTTGCCTTGGTCGGCCGCGGCGGAATCGCTGCTCCTGACCTTGGGGGGCACGTTGGCAAGTCGCTGTTTCGTCGAGGCGCCGGCCTTCCCGTAGGCGGCCAGGCGCGCTTCGGCCTCGATCAGCCTGCCCAGCAGGTGCAGCATGCGGTGGTCGCCCACCGTGGCCACGTCCTGGGGGCTGAAGCCGCTCTTCGCGGCCACGGCCGAGGCCTCGGCCATGAAGCGCTGGCGGTTCTCGGGCCTGGCTAGGGCCGGCATGAAGCGCACCATGTGCTGAGCCTCCTGGGCCAGCATCTGGTCGCGCTGCTGGGCCTGGGCCTGAGCCTGGGCCTGGCGCAGCTGCTGCGTGTGACCACCCAGGCCCTGCAGCTGAGCGACGCGCTGTTCGTACAGCGCCTTCTGGATGGTGTACTGCTGGATGTCGGTCTGCGCCAGCTCCAGCGGAGGCGGGCGGCCGATCATCTGCTGTGCCATCTGCACGATGACATCCTGCGCGTGCAGGGCCTGCTGCACCATGCTGTCGGCCTGCTGGGCGCGCTGCATGAGCACCTGGCGGGCCTGGGCCACCTCCTGGGTCTTCCGGGTGTGATCCGCCTTCAGGTCGGTCGACATCTTGGCCAGCGCCTCGCGCACGGCTTTCGGCGTCCCCTTGGGGATCGAAAGTTCGCGCCCATCGATCTGGATGGTCGAGGTGCTGTCGTCGTCGTCCGGCCCGTCGTCGGTCGTCACATCGCCGTCGTCGTCCTCGGAGTCATCGTCGGAGGCGCGGCGGGACTTCTTCTTCCCGCCGTCCTCGGTGTCTTCGTCGTCGTCATCGCTCTCGTCGGCATCTTCCGCCTTGGCGGTCTTCTTGGCCTTGGACTTGGCGTCGGGGGCGTTGCCCTCATCGAGGTCTTCATCCTCGTCGTCTGGGTCGTCCTCGCCCTCGGCTTCCTGGCGCAGCTGTTCCACGTCGGCGGCCGTCTTCTGGCGCTTTGCGGCAACGGCATCCTCGCGCTCTGCCTTCTCGGCCTTGCGCTGGGCGCGGCGCTCAGCGGCGCGGCGCTCGATCTCGGCAACGGCCTCGGCGACGGTGGCCACCTGCTCTTTGCGCTCGCCCAGTGGCGCGGCCGGGGCCGGGCTCGGGGCGGGCGGCGTCGGTGCGCCGCCGTCGTCCAGGTCGAAGGCCCAGCCGGTGGGCCAGTCCATCGCAGGAACGGCCTGCGTGGCGTCGCGGCGGGCCGTCACGCTGCCACCTCGTCGACCAGGTGCACGGTGCCATCGGTCGTCACCACGGCGTTCCGGTCTGCGCCAGCGACGACATGCGTCGTGGCGTCGCCGTGGGCCCACGATGCCGGGCACACGTCGTCTGTGCAGTGCAGCTGCGTCACCAATTGGCCGGCTTCGGAGAGCACTTGCGCCAGCGCGGCGACGCGCGGCCAGCCGGGAACCTGCGCGGCGCTCACTGGCGCCCCACCGACTTCACCCGCTCCAGCCACGTGCGCTGCTGCTGCATCTGCACCCTCTGAAGCTGGCCGGTTTCCATCGTCCGCAGCAGGTGCCGGCGGAAGACCTGGGCGGCTTCCAGCATCAGCCGCATTTTTTCTCGGCCTTCCACGTCGCGCAGGGGTGATGTTTTCCATGATTCGGTGATCTCCGTTTCCCACGCCGCGAGCGCCTCGGCGATGAGTGGATTTTCGAGCGCGGCCGCGGCGTGCGATCCGCGCTCGAGCTCGACGTGAGCCGGCGTCGGCTCGATGGGGTTGCTCATAGGGAACCGATCCCGCTGTCTGCGTATGTCAGTTGGGGGCCCGCCGTGCCGTGCAGGGTGCCGATGCTGTCGAAGGTGTTCCCGTCGAGCTTGTAGCGGTGCTGCATGCCGGCCGGCACGATGCCGTTGCGGATGTAGTCGATCACCATCTGCGTGGTGAGCGTGAAGCCCTTGCCGAACATGAAGTCGCCGAGGTCACACTGCGCGTTGGACCCTGAGCCGTCGCTGTTCGAGAAGAGGAAAAGCGCGCGGTCGGTGGCGCCGGTAGCAGCCAGAGCCGTGTAGCCGATGCGCCCCACCACCAGGCCGTCGACCCAGATCGTGGCGTGCTGCTTGTTGTCGGCCCCCAGCGCGGCGTTGAGCGTTCCGTCCCAGCACACCGCGATGTGGTGCGCATCGTTGACGTACATCTTCGTCGGGTCGGCTTCGAGGTTGCTCGGGTAGGTGAACGACGAGAGGTCGTGCGAGACATAGGCCGCGTTCAGCAGCTGGTAGAACTTGAAGCCCTCATTGCCCTGCAGCGTGGCCAGCCAGCCATTCACGCCGTTGTCGCAGGCGAAGATGCGCGCGCCGGTGCTGAACGGCGCCGTCTTGCGGAACCAGAACATCCAGGCCATCTTCGAAGTGCTGGGCGTGGCCAGCGAGATGTCAGGATGGTTCGGGATCGACACGTGGGAGCCCACGACGCCCGTGCCGCGCCCCCACACCTTGGGCACCAGGAAGGCGCCAGGCTCAGGGTACGGGGCCGGCGGGGCAACGAAGCCGGCCGACAGCGACGCATTGACGTTGCGGATGATCGACATCACCGCGAGACGCTGGGTCTTCAGGTCGCTGGGTCCGGTGCCGCCGACGGCTGCCGTGACGTACCAGCTCCAGTCCGCCACGAGCTCGACGCCGGCGCTGAAGCACTTGTTGAACGAGTCCCGCGAGAGAAGTCCGACCTCGCGCCCGCTGTAGGCCGTCGCGTCGTCGTCTGCGCCGCACTCCTCGACCATCAGCACCTTGCCGGCCTGGTATGCAGCGTTGCGCAGGACGGGAATCAGCACGTCGGCGCCACCGATGTCGGCACCGATGAAGCAGTGAGCGAAGCCTGACCGGTCGGTGTCGGGGTAGAGGTGGAAAGCGACGATGTCGCAGGCGCCGGCAGAGTACAACCACTTGCGGACGAACTCCTGCAGCTGGCCGCCTTCGAAGCGGCCATTGGTGCCATGCGGCGCCACGACAGAGCGGTCGTTGTCCCACTGGCGGATGGCCGCCACGATCTCGGTGCAGATGTCGGCCAGGAACTTGAGGTGGTCTACGGCGGTGTCCGTGGAGACCGTGGCGAACTGCGCCAGGCTGGCGATGTCGAACCACTCGTTTCCGACGTTGTACGCCGCCAGCGCCGGGTGCTTGTACAGGCTCTTGGCCAGGAATCCGGCCAGGTTGGTCATGTACGCGCGACTGGCGGACCCCGGTGTCTGGTACTGCGCCACCGTCGCCGAAAGCACCGCGGGCACCGTGGCGTAACCCCAGAACATGCACAGCTCGACGCCCACGCCGTAGGCCCAGCAGGTATCCAGGAAAATGCGCAGGCTGGTCAGCAGGTTGGCGTTTGGCGCGGCACCGTTCGTGCCGATGGTGCTGGTCCACGTGGCCGCGTTGTTCGGGTGGCCGAGCGACACGCGGATGATCTTCACTCCATAGCTGGAGATGGTCGGCAAGTCCGTGTAGAACCAGGCGCGCTGCACCGTTCCGCCGGATGTGTACGTCGTGAATGCCGTGGTGTTCACGGGCACGCCGGCCATCGTCTTCACCGTGAAGGTGGTGCCTGTCGGAGCGGTGTTGACGAGGTAGTAGCCGGCCAGCTGCGTCATGCCACCGATGCCGGCGATGTACACCGGATCGTTCACCGCCAGGCCGTGAGCCGCGCTCGTCGTGACGACACCAGGGTTGGCCTTGGTCACCGCCGTGACGCTGAAGGCCAGCAGGAAGTCGAAGAACAGGTCGACGGCGTTGATGAACACGCCGCGGTAGTCGCGGCCACCCACCAGCAGCCTGCCGTCCAGCGTCGTGATTTTGCGGCTGGCCAGCGCAGGCTGAGACGCGCGCGCAACACCCTGGGTCACGAGCGCCGGGTCCGTGGAAAACTCGTAGTAGAGGCCGCCGCGCACTGCGGTCAGCCGCACAGATCCGGCCTTCACGTCGAGCGCCACGCCACCGCCGGCGCCCTCCCAGAGCAGCGCTCCCGAGAAAGTGATGAGCGTGGCGTGCCCGCCTGCGTTCTGCACCACCAGCGTGGAATCAACCTGACTAATGAGGTCGACGAACTGTCCTTGCGTGAGGCTTGGCATCAGACGAGCCCTCCCTGCTGCTGCGAGAAGGCTCCCGCCACGCGGTTGATCTGCGCGATCACCTCATCGAGCTGCCGCGGGTCTGCGCCGGCCACCGCGGGCCCGGTCTGGTCGAGCATGGTGCCGTTGACGACGTTCGGGCCGATGGTGCCGCTGCGCGCGGAGATGACGCCCGCGGCCAGGCTCAGCAGTTCGCGCTGCATCTCGGCGCGCTGCTTGTCCTGCGCCATCGCGCGATCGTGCTGGCGCTGGCGATCTGCCTCGGACGCCGCGGCCTGGGCCTTCTGCTGCTCGTTGCCCGTCTGTGCCTGGAATTTCTGCTGGTCGGCCTTGATCTTCTCCTGCTCGATCAGGAGCGGCAGCGGTGGCTGCGGTGGCTGCGGCGGCATGGCGTCGGGGAAGTACTTCTCCGGCTCGCCCAGACCCAGCGCGTCGACGAAGCCGCGGCCGGACTCGATGACGGCCTGCGGGCTGATGATCCCCTGCTGCAGCAGCGGCTGTTGCATTCCGTTGATGGTCTGCAGCGCGACGGCCTTTTTGTCCTTGCTGCCCGTGCCCAGGCCGACATCGACCTCGACCTCGTAGCCCTCGGCCCACTCGCGCGGGTCGACCTCGACCCACTGGCCCAGCAGCTCGACGACCTCGGGCATGTTCTGGTAGCGGCCCATGCACTTGAGCATCTTGCGGAACATGCGCTCGACGCTGGCGGCGGCCACGCGAGCGATCAGCTCGACGCGCTGGTCGGCCTTCTCGGTGATGATGTTCACACCGGTGGCTGTCGGGTTCAGCGCGTCCGGGCTCATGCCCTGGCTGTAGCGCGTGTGGCCGGTGCGGCGCTCTCGCCACTGCTCGCCCCATTCGACCATCTTCCAGGCGCCGGGGTCCAGCGGTGACTGCACGATGGGCGCCATCGCGTTGAGGTTCTTCACGCGCACCACGCCGCCCGGCCGGCTGTTGGTCAGGTCGTCGAGGTTGACCTGCCCGTCGATCACCTGCGTGCGCTGGTTGACGGCGAGGTAGACGTTGTCCATCAGGCCGCGCAGCAACGAGGTGTTCAGCCGCTGCGGCTCGATGGCGAAGTCGGCCGGGCACTGTCCGAAGAAGACATGCGGCTCAGGGTTCGGGCACAGCTCCACGTACGGGTGGTCGTCGGCCTTCTCGTCGGACATCACCTTGTCGCCGACCATGATGACGTGGCGCCACTCGGCCACGCCGTCCATGTCCTGATCGAGCTTGATGTACACGTCGGCGCGCTCGTACAACGAAAACTCGCCCGTGTCGTCGCCGAACTGGTCGCCGCCCTGCATCTGCTGGCGCTCGGACTCCTCCATCGAGGACCACGGCAGACCGTCGCCCACGTTGGTCAGGTCGAAGCCCTCTTCCTCGAGCTCGTACTTGAAGGCCGGGCGCACCTCGGCGATGAAGGGCGGCGGCTTGCCGTATTTGGCGCGGCGGTGCACGCGCATGTACTCCGGCGCGATGGTCTCGACGACGCAGCGGCCAACGCTGTTCGTGCGCTGGATGGTGATGTCGTAGACCATGACTTCGATGGTCTGCTCGGGGGCCATCCCGGGCCCGGCCGGCGCGGGTCCCTGCAGTCCAGGCACCGGCATCGCTCCCGCAGAGGAAGGCGGACCAGGCGGCCCGGCCGGCGGCGCCTGCGGTGGCATCTGCTGGCCACCCTGCGGCGGCCCTGGCGGCGCACCGGGCGGCATGCCGGGGGGGGGCTGGCCAGGCGCAGGTGCTGACGGCATGGCGCCTGGCGGTTGAGCCGGCGACTCCATCTCCACGCGGACGGTCCGGGGGCTGGCCGCGAGGATCTTGACCCCGGGCTCGCTGGCCAAGGCCTCCACCTGGCTGGGAAGCAGCCCTTCGTAGGTCTCCTCGGTGTCCTCGACCGTCGAATCCCAGTAGACCTTCACGAAGCCCACGCGCTGGATCAGCGCCACCTTCAGCCACTCGTACAGCAGCATGAAGCCGCCGTTGCGCTTCCAGAAGTGATGTCGCAGGTACTCCGCTGCCAGCTTGGCCGCCGGCGCGTACTTCGGGCGCCGCGGTGTGCAGCTCAGCGCGTCCTTGCTCTGCGCGAACACGCGCACCAGCGCCGGCAGCATCCACTCGACGGTATCCGGCACGTCGGTGGCCACGATCTGGCTTCGGTCTGGCGTGACCGGCGGCGCCAGCTCGCCCGTCGCCTGAGCCCGGTAGAACTGCAGGTTGCGCAGCCGGATCGCAGCGATGTCCGATTCCGGCCCGCCAAGGCTCTGGCCGATCTCTCGGTTGATGCGCGTGGCCAACTCTTCATTGGTGTAGCGCTTCGGCGGCTGCTCAGGGTCCTGCGTCAGCAACGGCCCCGCCGGCTCCATCTGCATCTGTGCCTGGTGCAGCTTGCGTGAGTAAGCGTCCATCGTGTCCTGTTGGTGCGAGTGCCCGCCGCTGTTCGGCGCCGGGAGCCGACGGCGCCGGGCTTGTCCAGCGTCACTCGCTGCGGCCCATCAGCCGGTGGGATTCGCTTGCCGGAACGAAAACGGCCCCCGGGGTTAGCGGGGGCCGTTCGTCTGCCTTGAGGCGACTCGGCCTGCCGATCGGCATGCCAGTCACTGTGTCCTACACAGGCGGGGCGAATAGTGCCACAAAAGTAGGCACCAGTTCAAGGTGTCACCGCGGCGGCCCGATCCAGCAGTGCTTTTGCTCCGCCTCGGCCAGCTCGGCATTGCGCGCGGCCAGCAGCGCCTCGAACCCTTCCGGCCCGCGCAGCGTCGACAGGTCGACGTGCGTCAGCGGCATGCGGCCGCACGGCGCTTGGGGCGGTGCCGGCGGCTCTGTAGGAGTCGAAGCGCAAGCGCACAGCGCCAGCGCAGCGATGGAGATCGGCGACTTCATGATGCAGCCCTTCGAATGGCCTGGTACAGGTTCCACCACATGCGCAGGCCACGCAGATGGCGATCGACGGAAAGGCTCGGAGGTATCTGGTGCAGCCGCAGCTGAGCGCCGATCGAGAAGCGGCGCGGTACGTAGAGCACCGACAGCACCACGCGCTCGGGCTCGGGTACGCGCGCCAGGGCACGCTGCGCGGCCAGGCGCTGCTCTTGCGACAGCGCGGCGCACCCAGCCTCTCGGCGGGCCTGCAGCACTTCGCCGGCGCCCGGCCTGTAGTCGCCCTCGGCGCTGCCGCAGGTGCGCGCGCCACGCCCGAATCCGGCCGCCCAGCGCCCGTACAGCGTCAACGTGTGGTCGGCCTCGAAGAGGTCAGGCGGGATCTGTGCAGCGAAGTCGCGCATCAGGCCAGCCTGCCCATCGACGGATACTTGATCGGCGCGCCCCAGCTGCTGGTGGGCTCCTCGTAGACGACCGCCCCGAGACCGAAGGCGTCCGCACCGTGGCTTGACCAGTCATGCTCCGGGCCCAGGCCGATGTCCCGCACCGGGTCGCGCTTCTCGTGATACCAGCCCAGAGCATCGAGCCCGGGGCCGGTGGTGGCCTCGTTGAACCACATCCGAGGAAACAGGCGACGGGCTTCCTCGATGCGCTTCATCGCCGCCCCTGCGCCCTGATTCGGAACCACCTCGACCGTGAAGCCAGCGCCACGCAGCGCGCTGGCGTAGCTCACGTCATGCACCCGGTCGTTCGTATCGCCGTCGTGCGGCAGCCAGATGCTGAGCGTCTTCTCGGTGTAGCCGCGAGAGCGCATCCAGGCCACGTGAGCGCCCATCGGCTGGCCCTGGGCCTCGTAGTAGTCGAGCACCCTGATCTCGCGGCCGACGAACTGCTCGACCCACACTGAGAATGCATCGGCCTTCGCGCCGGTTCCGCCGATGTCGACGAAGCCGCGCAGCTGCATCAGCGGGTCGGCGGCCACACGGCCGATGCGCCCCTCCTGGCGCGCCTTCAGCAGCGCGGCCGAGTAGTAGGCGCCCTCGACCACCGTGGCGAACTCGCCTTCCCAGATGTGCCCGTAGGTCTCAGGCCTCTCTGCCATGTCGCGCTGGCGCTGGCGCTCGAGCTTGGCCGGGAAGCGCGGGTTGTCGCGCCAGTTCAGCGTCACGCACCGAACGCGCGGGTCTGACGAGTTCGCGAAGCGGCTCTCGACCGCAGCCTTCTTGCGCTTGGGGTTCCAGGTGACCCACAGCTCTGCGCTCCAGTCCTCGCCCTCCTCGCGCAGCGTCGGGATCAGCACCGACCATGCGGTGTCGCTCACCGGCTCGGCCTCGTCGACCCAACACAGCAGGATGCGCGACTTTGACTTGACGCTGTCGATGTTGCGGTCAAGGCCCGAAAAGACGTAGCTCACGCGGCCATCGCGCGTGCGGACGTACTTCTCGCCGACATCGAACGCGCTGGCCAGCCACGCCTCGCTGCTGATCGCGGCCTTGACCTCCTCCAGACTGGAATCGGCCAGGCTGTTCATGTACTGCCGGCCGCACAGGATGACGCCCTCGCGTCCGGCCTGGGCGTGGATCAGCGCCATCACCGCCGACATCTTGGCGAAGCTGCGCGTCTTGCCTGAGCCTCGGCCACCCTTGGCAGCGCGCACGTCGGCAGGGCCGCTGAAGAGCGGTATCAGCTTGGGCGGCAGCATCACCTGAACGGTGTTCATCGCGGCAGGGCCTCGTCCTTCGGGCCCGGTCCGGCCAGCGGAACGAGCTCGATGCGAGCGATCTGCACCGGACCGCCGCCCTCGCCAGTCACCTGCATCGGCAGCACGCGACCGAGCAGCGCCAGGAACGCCGGCGCGGTCTTCTGGTTGCGCGCGCACACCGCGAGGTACTCGACGCCGCCGGCCTTGTCGAGCGCGGCGAGGATCATCTCCTTCAGCTCGCGCGTTACCTTGTTCGGCACACCCTTGCGGCTGCCGCCTGGCGGCTGCTTCCTGACACTCGACGGCACTTTGCCGTTCACGCCACCAGCTCCAGCTGAGGGTGCGCCGCCGGCGCAATGGGCTTGATCGTCACCACGACGCGGGCCTCGCCATCGGGCTCCATGCGGTCCAGCACGATGCGCCGGTGCTGCTTGTCGTCGACCCAGGCGATGCCGTTGAGCGCGTCGCTGAGCACCTTCTCGGCGTTGCCCAAGTCGATGCACCGCACGTCGTCATCCCACGTCAGCGGATCCTTGCGAGCCCGCTTGAGCCAGTCCTGAGGCCGCTGCGGATACAGCTGGACGTGCAGCTCGATGCGGCCGTCGATGGGCTTGGCCAGGCCGGCAGCCGCGGCGATCTTGGCGACCTCGCGCTTGAACTCCTTCGCCTCGGCCGACGGGTAGGTTTGGGCCCGGTTGCACACGACGGCGGTGCGCCAGTACCGGTTCGCGCTGGGCGGATAGGGCAGCGTCAGGGTGGTCATGACTTGTCCCCAGCCACCCATCCGCCAAAGCGAGGATCGGCCGCCAGCCGAGCCTTGTGTTCCTGTTGGATCTGCTCAGGCGTGTCCGTGGGATGGGGACGGGTCCGGAACGGAGTGGAGGCCTGTCCCTGTCCCACTGCGGTGTCCCTGTCCCGTCCAAGTGCGTCCCTTGGGACACTTGGGACAAAAAACGTTCCGTTTTCGGGCGCGCGCGAGAGTGTCCCAACTTCACATGTCCCGCCGTCATCTGTTTTTGTCCCATTAGTCGCGGTATCTGTCCCGCAGGATGAGGCGCCATGAAGCTCAATTTTTGAGCAGAAGTCGCACATAAAAGCGGCCGCCAAACGGTGACCTTCTGGGTTGCTGCGCCGCAGGTGCATGGTGTTCCAGTTGGCTGAAAAGCGGCCGAACTTCGTCGACCACGACAGCCGCAAGGAGCGCCCCTTGCTGACGACGTGCACGACCCAGGACGGCATGCCGCCGTCTTCTGGATACGCCGGCCAGGGCTCAACCTCGATATGCACTCTCGTGTTCATGTCTTCGCCTTCAAGGTCAAAACGTGGCCTTCATGGACTTCCATGAAGCCGCTCTTCACGGCCCAGGAGCGGGCCCGGTAGTACGCCTTGCGCCTGGCCTCGTCGTTCTCTAGGCCGCAGTCTTCGTAGAACGCCTTCTTGAGCCCGCGCTCCTCCATCCCGTTCTGCATCAGGCTCAGCAGCAGCTGGTTCTTTCCGCCGCGGCCGGCCTTGACCTCTGCGGCGTTGGCTTCCTCGATCTCCTCGGCGCTGCTCAGGTGGCGCGCGGCGAGGTGCGACATGGGCTTGCCGTACTTGTCGACGCCCAGGTCGACCTTGCTAAGCACGAAGGTCGCGTCGTCGAAGCGGTCGCCGTCCTTCATGTGCTGGCAGCTCAGGGTGGCCAGCATTTCCTTCTCGTCGCGCCAGCAGCCGAAGAGGAAATCGGTGTTGGCCTGGATGGCGCTGCTGCCGCGGGGGCGCTCGGTGGCCGTGTGGCCGCTGTGGTGCACCACAACGACCGTGCACTTCCACAGGTCCCTGAAGCGCGCGCCGATCTCGCGCAGATAGCTCGCCATGTCGGTGGCGCTGTTCTCCTCGCCGCCGGCCGTGTAGGTCTGGCTGAGCGTGTCGACGACCACCAGCTTGGGCGTGATCGCCACCGTGGACTGCACGGCGTCGACGACGCGCCAGGCCTCGGTGCCCAGGTCGATGCTGGCCGGGATGCCGACCAGCTGCTTGCTCGGCGCCAGCCGGCGCGCGCGGTGCCAGGCGTTGACGCGGTGGCCGAAGCTCTTGCCGCCCTCGGCGGCGATCCAAAGCACGGGGCCCTGCTCGGTGCGCCTTCCCAGCCACGGCAGGCCGTGCACGATGTGCAGCGCGGCATCGAGCGCCAGGAAACTCTTGAACGTGCCGCTTGCGCCGTAGAGCATGCCGAGCGACTGCTCCGGGAAGATGCCGTCGCACAGCCAGGTCATCGACGATGCCTCCTCGATGAGCTGCGGCCCGGTGAGCACCGGCAGCCGGCGCGCGCCGCCGACGCGGCGCTGCTCCTGGATCTGGGACAACTTCGTCCGCGCGGCGTCCAGCAGCGAGCTGACAGGCCTGCCCTTGAGGTTGAACGCCGCGGCGGCCATCTCGTCGGCCGCTGCGATGACAGCTCGCGCTGTGGCGCGCTCTGCCACGATCTCGGCGTAGCGGCGGATGTTGGTGGCGCTGGGTACGCAGCTGGCCAGCTCGTTGAGGTAGACCAGGCCGCCGACCTCTTGGGCCTTGCCGAGCGCCTGCAGCTGCTCGAAGACGGTGATGACATCCACCGCCTGGCCCGCGGTGGCCAGTTCGTCGATGACCCCGAAAATCGTTCGGTGCTCGTGACGGTAGAAGTCGGCCTGCGTCACGACATCGGCGATGCGGCCGAGCGCCGAGGGGTCGAGCAGCAGGCCGCCGAGGGTGGAGTGCTCGGCCTCCACGGAGTGCGGCGGCGTGCGCAGCCGACTCTCGTCTTCCGGCGGCGGAGGTTCGTGCCCGAAGTCGGCCGGGTTGATGGGTATCACGCGAGCGTTCACGAGTCCGATCTGTCCAGATACCGCCCCGGCCCCATCGACGCGAACCCGCCGACGACGCGCGTGCTCGGGTCGACCTGATAGCGGGCATCGAACGCCGGCATGCCTGGCACCACCGTGCGCTTGACGCCAGCGGGCGTGATGGCCTGCGGCGCCGACTTCGACGGCAGGCTGGCCCAGTGCGCGCCCTTCTTGCGGTTGCTCGGGTCGACCAGCGTGGCGAAGTTCATCGGCTTCAGCTTGGCCGGCTTGGGCCGCGGCGAGAGGTCTGCAGACTGCTCCCACTTCCTCGCCTCGGCCGGGTCGGTGAAGAACTGCACCGCCGGCATGCCGCGGCCGTGCGCCGCGGGCCGCTGAGCGCGGATCACCTCGCCTGCGGCCACCATCTCGTCGAGCATGGTGCGGCCCGCGTCGCGGCGCGGCACGCTGAACGAGCCGATGATTCCGTAGCGCGAGTCACCACCCGGGCGGCCGGCGCGGTAGAGGATCTGCTCCCGAACGGTTCTCATGCGGCCTCCCGCAGTGCTTGGATGACGTCACAGGCATGCGGTGGCGCGACGGCGTTGCCGAGCAGGCGCCACGCCAGCGCTTCGTTCGCCGGCAGCTGGTAGCCCGCCGGGAATCCCATGAGCGCCCTGCCCTCGGCGGCGCTGACCATGCGCATGCGGTCGCCGTCGACCACGGCCCAGCGGGCGCGCGTCGTCAGGGTGCCGATGGGACGGTCGATGCTGCGGCCGGTCTCGCCGCTGCCGCTGCCGTAGTAGGGCGCGACGAAACGCGGGCCGAAGGCGCGTCGACCGGCTTCCACGCGCGCCAGCGTGCGGACGCTGCGGCCGGGCTTGGCCACCGGCGACCACCGGCCGGCACTGAAGTCGATGACGCTGGCCGCCGGCACGTGCACGCGCCGCGGCAGATCAAGCTGGATCGGATGCTTGGACCGCGTGGCCACGATGAACAGCCGGCGACGATGCTGGGCCACACCGTGGTCTGCTGCGTCCAGCACCATCGGTGCCAGCGCGTAGCCCAAGGCATGCAGCGAGGCGCACCACGCCGGGTACAGCACCCAGCGCGCCAGCTCCGGCACGTTCTCGACCACCACGGCAGCGGGCCGGTGCACCTCGGCGCAGGTGACGACCGCCCAGGCTGTGGCGCGCTGCGCGTCGTGGTGCGGCTTGTCGACGCCGCGCGCCGGACTGTGGCCCTGGCATGCAGGCGAGGCCAGCAGCAGGTCATGAGCGGGCGCGTCGCGGAAGTCGGCCTGCTGCAAGTCCTGGCAGGCATGCAGCGTGCCGGGGTGGTTGACGCTGTGCCATTGCACGGCCGCAGGCCAGTGGTTCGCGGCCCAGAGCACGCGGGCCCCGGCCATGGTGGCGCCGGTGCTGAATCCGCCGGCACCGGCGAAGAGGTCGATGACGTTCATGCCCCCGCCGCCTTCAACGAAGCCACCAGCTGCGCCAGCTCGGGCAGCAGGCCCTCGACGCGCGAGAGCACCCGGGCCTGGCGGTGCGTGTCGTCGTCCATGAACTTGGCCGCCAGGTACTCGACCACGGCTGCAGCGTCACCGGTGCTGGAAAGCCACGCCTCGAGGTCGTCCAGGTTGAAGCGCTGCGTGTCACCCTCGGACGGGTTCAGCTTGCGGCTGAGCGTGCTGGGGGCCATGTCCATGTCGGCGGCCTGCGTCTTGAGCTGCTTGCTCACCACGACCGAGCGGTGCGCGATGTACTGCCGCAGCGTGGGGAAGCGCTCGGGCAGCGCGGGCTGAAAGTTGAGGGTCAACTGCGACATGGTCAGTACCCCGCAACCTGCGTTGCCATCTCGTACCGTCTCGAAAAACCGGAAGCGCTGGACAGTGCAGTCATGGCCTTCCTACCTTCCGCGCCACTCGACGCCGTTGTGCACCGCAGGCATGCGGTCGACGCAGTCCCACACACCACCCGGGCCCAGGCTGGCCGCGGGCCTCAGCTGCGGCTGCGTGTTGCGCACCCCGTGGCGGCCGCACGCGATGCACAGGCCCAGAGTGCGGCCGGAGATCAACACGAAGCCCGGGCAGCCCTGGACTTCTCCAGCGTCAACGGTGATGGCGTCGTTCATCGGTCAGTCCACCGTGGCGCGCAAGGCGGGCCCGGGCCGCGCGGCGGCGCGCATGAGAGGGCTCTCCACATCCGCCGGGTTGACCACGACACCGATGGGCTGGCGCTGCGCGCGCAGCTCGCGGCACTCCAGCCCGTTGGCCAGCTTGCCGTCGACGACTTGGCCGCCGCGGCAAAGACCGGGGAAGCACGGGCAATGCTGGGCGCATCCGTCCATGGGTCAGACCTGCGCGGTGGTGGTGGCCTGCGGTCGCGCGAGCTGCAGAATCCGGCCCATGACCAAGAGCCCCCGCTTCGCGCCGGCCAGCGCCGTGACACTGGCGCGAACCGATGCGCTGCTGCGCCTGCTGTCCATCGTCGTGACCTTCATTCTTTGGTACTCGCTTGCGCTGGCGGCACTGGCGTTGTGGGCCCAGCATCCGCACGAACTCGAAAGATGGTTCCAGGCCGCAACCGCAGCAGGTCTTGCACCTCTTGCGGCAGTGGTCGTGACGTGGCGCGGCGTGGAATGGGCGCTGGCGCGCTGGGTTGCGCACTACGTGCAAACGCACATCGAAAGCGACTGAGCCAGCTCATCTCAGGCTCCCTGCGCTGCGGTGGCTGGCTCCGGGATGGGCGGCAAGTCGCCCGAGTCGTACAGCGCGCGAATCGCTTCGCCGGTGCTGTGCTTCGGGTCAACGGTCACGCCTCGCCGAAGGTCGCTGACGGCAGATTGCGCTATGCCCAGGCGCTCAGCGAGTAGCGCTTGGGTCCAGCCGCGTTGCCGCAGTGTTTCAAGGATGGCAGGCCAGTTCATGGCGGCCATCATATCGCCCCGGCGATATTGGTCAAGCATCGCCCGGGCGATTTTGCGGAGGCCCGTCGCTGGGAGAGTGCGTGGATGCACGCATCTGACCCCTGCAGCCCGGGAAGCCGCTTCCAGACCGCACGAAAGCGCGCAAAGCTCACACAGATCGAGGTGGCCAAGGCCGCCGGTGTCGCTCAGTCCACGGTTTCAGACTTCGAAAGCGGAAAGACCGACGACATCATGGCGGCCAATTTGGTGCGCATGTGCCTGGCGGTCAGCGTGCCTGTGGAGTACGTCATGCTGGGCTCGCGGGCCGCGCGCGATGACGAGGAGGCCGAGCTTATTTCTCTGCTGCGCGGCGCCGCCGATGACCAAGTGCGCAGCGCGTTGAAGTCCGTGCGAGGAATCGTCGCGCCAGACATCGCGGCGCCAAGGAAACGACTTGCCAACGGCGGACGATGAGCAACGTGTACACCATGCCGCACCGCAGGCGAGCGCCCAATCCCGCGCCTCAGGGGAGCCTGTCAGCTCTTACACCACGCGAACCAGGGGAATCACTCTCCAAGGTGATCGACATCCGCCGAGCCTGGGGGCTGTTCTGATGAGCTGGATCGTCGTTGCTGTTCAGATCATCGGTGGCGTGGTGCTATTCGCACTCGCTGTAGCGGCGGCCGACATGGGCACGCGCATCGTTTGCGCCGTGTTCTTCGCGATGTGGTGCATCGACGTGCGGCTGCAGTCCTTGACCCATGAGGCCGTCGCGCTGCGGCTTACTCTGGAGCGCGAGCTGCAAGAGGTGCGCGCATCTGCCGCCAGGGATTCGAAGAGTCTGGCGGCGCTTGCCAGTCGTTCGCCGCCTGCCACTGATCTTGAATAGGCGGATCGCATGCCGCCTGCCACCGGGGACGATGGGTCATGAAAACACCGGAATTCTTCTGCACCGGCCTGGCCGGCATCGCTGCCGACGGTCCCAACGTGCAACTGTCCTTTGCCAGCTTCACGCCCAACCTGGCGAACAACGATCGCACGTATGAAGTGAACGTCCGCATAGTCATGTCCTCTGATTCCTTGACCCAGATGGTGGAGTTCCTGCAGCGATCGAAGGCCGGCCAGCTGCCCGATGCAGCGCCACCCAACTGACGATGCCGCATCCCTGACGAAGCCGCCCCCAAGGCGGCTTTTTCACGTCTGGGATGAGCGCCGCTGAAAAATTCTCGCAGAAATATCGCCCGAGCGATTGACATATAATATCGCCTAGGCGATAGTTGACCCCGCCGCACCACTCCAAGCCCCGCCGGGGCAGTGGCGCGAAGGGGATGCAGATGGCAGCGAAGAAGAAGGCCGCAGCCGAGGCCACGGGGCAGGTTGCCCAAGCCGCACAGCCGGCGTCGGTCATCGTGGCCTACAAGGGCTTCAACACCGACTGGACGTGCCGCGGCTTCCAGTACGAGATCGGCAAGAGCTACGAGCACGACGGCGAAGTCCACGCGTGCAACAGCGGCTTCCACGCCTGCGAGCATCCGCTGCACGTGCTGAGGTACTACCGGCCGGCGTTCTCGAAGTTCGCGATCGTCGAGCAATCCGGCGAGGTCAGCCGCCACGCTGACGACAGCAAGGTCGCCAGCTCGCGCATCGCGGTCAAGGCCGAGATCGACATCGCAGGCCTGGTGAAGGCGGCGATCAAGTACACGATGGACCGCTGCACGCTTGCCGATGGCGCGAGTAGCGATCAGGACAATGCGTCGGTCGCGACGGGGGGCAAGAACAAGTCGGCCACGGCGAGCGGCTACTCCGGCGCGGCCACGGCGAGCGGCGACTCCGGCGCGGCCACGGCGAGCGGCTCCTACGGCGCGGCCACGGCGAGCGGCGACTCCGGCGCGGCCACGGCGAGCGGCTACTCCGGCGCGGCCACGGCGAGCGGCGACTCCGGCGCGGCCACGGCGAGCGGCGAATCCGGCGCGGCCACGGCGAGCGGCTCCTACGGCGCGGCCACGGCGAGCGGCTCCTACGGCGCGGCCACGGCGAGCGGCTCCTACGGCGCGGCCACGGCGAGCGGCGACTCCGGCGCGGCCACGGCGAGCGGCTACTCCGGCGCGGCCACGGCGAGCGGCAGAAACGGCAAAGCCAGGGGCGCCATCGGCTGCGCGATCTTCCTGACCCGTCGCGACCTTAATCGTGCCATCACGCACGTCTATGCCGGCATCGTTGGCCAGGGCGGCATCAAGCCGGACACGTTCTACACGCTGGACGGCAGCGGCGCGCCGGTGGAGGTGGGGTGATGGGCGACCTTCTGCACGCCCTGCGCGACCGCCAGCCGCTACCCCGCGGCCCGTACCCGACAGCGACGTGGCCCGAAGGCCTGACGCATCTGCAGCCTGCCGCCCAGGTCGCGTCGAATGGCCAGAAGCCCGAGCGCATCGCCGCCGTGCAGGCCATGGGTGCCGAGTGGCTCATCGCATTCGAGATCGATGGCCCGCATGAAGCCCAGCACTACCAGGTCGGCACGCTGCGTTCACTGCCGGCCCGCGCGCTGGTGGACAAGGTGAAGCTGGGCGGGAAGTGGTTCGACGCCGCAGAGGCGGTGCCGAACTACGTGGACGCCATCCAGGAAGCGCTGGACGCGATGGAGTGGAACGCATGAGCCCGGCCGAGTCCGACGATCTGGCCCAGGCAATCAACGCCCGTAACGCCCGCATTCAGGCCGGCGTCGACGCGCTGCTGATGAGCGCCGCCCGCTGGGCCGTGTCGATCATCGGTGGCGCCACGCTGGGCCTGTACGCCATCAACGTGGTGTGGGGTGGCGCATGACGCCCTACATGCCCATGGACGCCGACGGCGACCCGCTGGCGCGCTGCCTGGCCGACTGCTGCTGCGACACCGCGTCGATGCCGCTGGACAAGCCGGCGCGCGCACTGGACGTCGAGGCGTTGCTGGCCAGCGGCGCCATGGAAGGCCCGTTCTTCCGCCCGCACCCGATCACCCTGACCTGGCGCGTGCGCATCGTGCGCGCGCTGCGTCGACTCCTCAACCTGCCCCGGAGCATTCTGTGAACGCACTCGATCGCATTGCAGTGGCCGCGCCGCTGGTCTTCATCCGCGCCAGCTCGCTGGGCGAGATCTTCGACTGCCCTGCCCGCTGGGCCGCCAAGAACCTCGAAGGCCTGCGCATGCCGCGCAGCGTCGCGGCGCAGCTGGGCACGGCGGTGCACGCCGGAACGGCTGTCTTCGACACATCACGCCTGCCCGGCGGCAGCCCGGTGAGCGCCGACGACGCCGCCGGCGCGCTGGTCGACGCCATCCACAAGCCCGAGGAAGAAGTCGACTGGGAAGACAGCGCGCCCAACGACGTCGAGCGCATCGCGCTGGCGCTTCACACCAAGTACTGCGCCGACGTGGCGCCGACGCAGATCTACCGCGGCGTCGAGGTCGCGTGCGAGAAGCTCGAGCTGCCCGACCTTGGCATCGCACTGACCGGCACGACCGACCGCGTGCGCGAGACGCCGGCCGGCCTGGGCATCACCGACCTGAAGACCGGCAAGACCGCGGTCAACACCGAAGGTCGGGCCAACACGCAGGGCCACGGCCCCCAGCTCGGCGTGTACGAGCTGCTGGCCGAACACGCCATGGGCCTGCACATCACCGCGCCGGCGCAGATCGTCGGCATGAACACCGGCAAGACCGCGGCCGCGCAGCGCGTGGGCACCGGCGAAGTGCAGGACGCGCGCGCCGCGCTGGTGGGCACCGAAGAAGAGCCGGGCCTGCTGCAGCATGCCTCGCGGCTGATCCACAGCGGGGCCTTTTTCGGCAACCCGAAGAGCTACCTCTGCGGCCCCAAGTACTGCCCGGCGCACCCGACGTGCCGCTTCAAGGGCTAACCGATCACCACCACCGACAAGGACAACGCCACATGGCTACCGCATCCATCGCCCAACTCCGCACCCAGCAGAACGCCGACGCGGCCGCGCTGCTCAACCCGCTGCTGAACCAGCCGCACTACAGCAAGTTCGACCCCGACGCCTGGCACGTCATGCAGGAGCGCGACAACGCGCTGATCCGTGACGAGCTGCTGCACGGCGCTGCGAGCAACGCCTTCGTCTACAGCTTCGACATCAAGGGCAGCAAGGTCACCGGCATCTCGGTGGTCGGCGCGCGCGAGCTGGCCAGCCAGTACAAGGGCATCAAGTCGCGCATCGTGGCCACCATCGAGAAGCGCGGCTCGCTGTTCATCTTCCGCACCTTCACGCCGCTGTCGATCGAGACGCGCGTGCTTCACGAGCTCGCCGACGAAGACGACTTCTACGAGTGCGTCATGGAGGTCAGCGACATCAAGACCGCCAACAGCATCGAGGTGCGCAAGAAGGAGAGCCGCACCGAGAA